CGCCCGTCAGGAGCACTTGCGGGTAATTCGTTCCTGCGTAACCTGCGTCATACTGGCTATCGACCGTAATCGTGATAGTTGCGCCGGACGCGACTGGATAGCGAAACTCGTGATCGTCATAGCCGGTAAGCTTGATCGACTGATTTCCGGCACCGTCCGTCGTGCTCGCGTCGATCACGCCCATGTCGTGACGTTCGAGTGCGCCTACGGCGGCGAGAGTATTGCCACCTGCCGGGCGCGGTCGGTTGAGCAAATCGGCGTAGGACATCTGTGGGAGTGTATAAAAAACGACGAGGCGCATGTAGTCGATCAGGACTTGGTTGCCGGCGCCAGAACTACAGGTGAAACTCGCGCCGACACCGAAGCCGGAGTTATTCACATCGGTTGGACTTAAGGTTGCGCCCCAGAGTTGGCCATCACCCTGGCACACACGGCCAGTGATACCGGCCCCGCCACCGCCAAGGATGGAACCCACGGTACTCCCGCTCACGTTCAGGACGCTGCCATGCTGGGAAGTTCCCGTCACGGCTCCCGCCTTCAGGAGTTTTAGTGTCGTGAACGTCAGATTGGCATCGGCCCGGATGCAGATGTAGAGCTGGACACCGGTAATCGTGGCATCGCTCGGAATCGAGAACCCCATTCCGGTCGCTTCGATGAGGTGACTTACCTGGCCGGTCGTAAGGGAGATGCTGGCCTCGGTACTGTCTGGGACGAGGATGTTGTTCGGGCTAGTCCAAGAGATGGTGCCAACCGAGGAATCGTCCGTTGCTGTGGTCGGTACACCGACCTGCGCCTCACAACTACTCCATCCGAGCAACGGTGACGTAGTAGATGGTGTGCCGTGCGGTCGGACGATTGCACCACGCTGCTCCGCCTGTCCCCATTCAAGCAACTGAGCCTTGGCGTAGCTCAAACCGTTTAGGTTGAAGGTCTTGAGTCCTGCGAAAACCGTGTTGCCCGTCGCTAGCTTATTGGCGAGGAACACATTGTTTTCCTCAACGAGACAGCCTGCGTGCTGGCTTTGGGCTGTCACCAACGTATTGGTACTACCACGAACCATGACGAGATTATTCAGGAACAGCAACGGGTATTGATCGGACCAGGAATTGCCGTTGATGATGCTCAGAATGCTCTGGCCGCAACTTCCCTCGATGGTGCAGTTGAGGATTTTTAGGCCCCCAGCCTTGCCGCCGACGTTCGCGGAGTCGCTATTGATGTTGAAGAATTTGTGTGTGATATGACCAATGAACCGGCAGTTCTGATAAGTAACGCCCACATCCCAATGCGGGCTCGCCTGCGATGCAGCCACGAGACCCATCATGTCGCGGTCGCTCGCTGTTCCGTCTACGTTCGTGGCGACGAACGTGCAGCGGTCAGCTAGAAAGTTCTTGGGTACGCCTGCGGCGGCCGTGAGATAAAGCACACTCGATTGAATGCCGATCACGACGCAATCAAGCAGCTTTAGGTCATGGTTGGTGGCTGAGCCGCCGAAGTAATCCGAAAAGCAGTCCGTCGAACCCGTGTTGGCGCCGATGATGGTCATAAATTGGAAAGTGTAACGATTCTTATTGTTGCAGTCGATGGTTGGACCACTGGAAGCTGGGGCCGTAGTGTCGTTAGTGGTATAGCCAGTAACAGTAACCTCGCCAGCATCGCCCGTCTTGGCACCATCGACATCGCCGATGATCTTCGTCTCGGCCGTCGCCGCGACGGAGCACTGCAACAACTCTCGATAAACGCCAGCGCCGACGTAGACGGTATCGCCTGACGCGATGGCGCCGAGCGCATGGCTAATCGTCAGCCAGGCAGCACCCGCAGAAGTCCCCGCAGCACCGTTAGAACCTGTCTTACGGACGTAATAGGTGGTCACTTACTGCGGCTCCTAGCTAACGATATTGTCGTAGCTCCGGTGGCGAATGTTACTGCCTAGGCATGAGCCCACGCCAATATACCGCTTGCGTTCCAGGCCACTTGAAAAGTTCCGCTCGAGCTCGCTACCGAACCACCGAAGTCCCAGTAGCCGATAAGTACGTCAGTTGCGGAGCTCCCGACGACCTTGTAGAGATAGAGGCCGCTGGCGGTGATGGTCGATGCTGCCCAGGAGAGGGTCGCCGCGGTGAACGTCTCAACGTGTGAAGCCATTGCGAGCGAGAGCGACCCAAGCGCGGCGCCTCCAGTGCTGTAGCCGGTTCCTGACGCTTCGTGGGTGATGTCAACCCTGAACTGGTGGCCCTGCTTGGTCGCATCGGACTCAGCGGTGCCGGTCGCGTTAACCAACATGCCGTAGATGGAGTCGGTGTCGAAGTCTACCGGCGTGAGGCTTCCCTGGCCGGCCTGCGCCTCAAGCCAGGTGTCCATAAAGACAGAGTTAGCCATTTAGCCCTCCTTCGGCGTGCCGACGGTTCCAGTGGCCGTCGCCTGGAACTGTGTGATACCCGCGGCGGGCGGTGCTTGCACATTGGCTGCGCCCTCCGGTGGGTAAACTTCTTCGAACTCCCGATTCAGGTGACCACCTGCCGCGTTAATCCGGCTGATGTGACCATTGATTTCCTGCCGGACGAGATGCTTGAGCTGTGCGAGCGCGGCCATTTGCTGGTCCGCGTTCTGAAGCTCCTGATGCAGTTCTTTGACATTCATGTCTGCGAAGTCAGCCACGATAGCCCTCCTTTAGAGCTCGAATAGCTTAAATGCGCCCGTGTCGGGTATGACCACGATGTTGCTCCCATTGGGCGTGTCTGGGAGCCCTGTTGCCTCGTCCGTGTAGGTCATGAGCGGGCTCGTGGCGTCGGTGCCGGTATTGCGTGCCAGGATGACCGCCGTGATAGTCGCTCCGGATACAGCGGTGATCGTCTCGGACGTTGCGTTGAACACGCCGAGGGTGATGCTCTTTCCAGAGAGGTTCCCGGACCTAGCGACAATGTTGCCGCCACCGATGTCGCTGATGAACTGGTGCGTCGACAGGTTCACGACGTACCCAGACGACACCAGAATCATGATGATGTTGTGGTTCAGGCACTCGACGTAGCTCGAATGCGCCGAGCCGGCCAGCATCCCCTCCGCGTAGAGGCGATATTTGCCCTTCACTAGCTACACCGTCCCATCTTGGGACGATTCGTTGGCGTGGCGATGCATCCAGTCCTTAATCCAGGCCTTCATCTCGTCGGTCTTCTCGAGCGTCGCCGCCTTTCGCTGGCTGCAGCCGCAATTCTTGAAGACCGGCGCCTCGGACGGCATCATGTTGACTCCAGCCTGCGCAGCCTCAATGGCCTTGAGCGAGGCTTCCGCGGCAGCCGCCTGGATGGCGCTGCGACCGGCGGCGATACGCTCGCGGCTCTCACGAAGGAGCTGCTCGACTCTGCTTTCTACTGCATCCATGGGAATCTCCTCTTAGTGATGAATGAACGGATCGACGCATACGAAGGGAATCGTGAACTTCACCGTCGAAACGAGCGGCACGAAATCCGACTTGCCGGTGTATCTGGCCATGAAGTACCCGTCCCTGTCTGGCAATATTAGCGGCCTGGCTCCGGCACGCACGTCCAGGAGCGTCCCGAGCGCAATGGCATTAGACATGAGCGTCGCGTGGTTCGGCTCAACGATGAAGCAGTCCAGATTGATGTCCATGGGCCCGTAGGACGCCCCGTAATCCCAGGCGCCGTCCCTAGTCGGGATATCAACGATGCGGTCCTTTACAGGCGGCAGCAGTGGTACGTGGATACCGCTCAGGGCTATAGCTACGCCGAAGCTCAGCGATGGGACGCCATTGAAGATGAAGCCGAGCCACTGGTCGGTCATAAGTGAAGTCCCTGCGGATAGCCAAGCGCCTTGATGCGCTCCTGCTGTGCCGCGGTCTGCGCTTGAGAGAGCCTGCCGACGATTTGGTCGACACGACGCTCGCTGTCCACATGCATGTTCTCGACGTTGAACATGTGACCGCCGAACATAGGACTGTCACCTCCACCGCCTCCGCCTCCGCCTGCCCCGGACCCGCCGCTCGCGGTTCCTGGCGAAGCGCTGGCACCAAATGCGGCACCGACCGCAGTGCCCATGGCGTCGGAGAGGAGGGACGAGCCGGAGGTGATGCCCATGGCAGCGCCTTGAATCAGCGGCAGGCCAATCTCCTTCATGGCACGCTTGGACGGCGAGGCAATCAGACCTTCAGCCTGTGCTGCCAGGATGGCTGAGTCCACGGCTTGCCTAGCAGCCGCTTGAATGGCAGGCATGCTCTGCACGATTCCGGTTGCAATGCCATCGCCGATGGCGTTCCCAACCGGAGTAGCCTGCTGCGTGGCGTCGGGGATGGCAGAAGCGCCACTCGCAGCGTCGTGAACGGCATTCCGAATTGCCGGTGTGCCCTGCGTAACTCCGGCCGCTATTCCACTTGTGATGGCGTTGCCAATGGCCTGCGACTGCTGTGCTACCTCGGCAGGCTTCGGCAGTAGGTCTGGAACGAAGATTTTGTTTGGCTTGACGGCAGGACCTCCGCCTGCTGCACCACCAGGACCACCGAAAGCAGACGCGCCCTGCGAGGCTGCGGCCATATCGATGACGACCTTCTTTTGGTCGTTGAGAATCTGGAGTTGGTCCTGCAACTGCTTGGTATGGAAATCATCGCCCTGGGTTTGGACCGTCTGGGTATCCTTTGCCAGGCCAAGTGCCGTAGTTGCCGCTTGGATTTTCTGGTTGGCGGCCAGGAGCTCTGGGGCAGACCCATCCAGTTTGATCTTCGCCTCATCCTGCGCCAGTTTGTTCTTGGCGTCCTCAGTCTGGAGGCCGGCGTTGGCGAGGCTATTCTGGTCCTGCGCCAACTGGTTTCGGCTCTGCTCAGCGCTGATCGCAGCGTTGATTCTCGAGAGCTCCTTATCCAGTGCATCAGTCTTCTGGCCCTGCGCCTGAAGGGACTGCTGCTGGATTTGCAGTTGATCCCGCTGGACCTGAAGTTGCAGGAGCGCAGGGTCCGTACCGCTCGTGTGTCCCTGGGCGGCCAGGAGATCATGCGACTTTGTGATCTGGTCCTGGATGGCCGTCGCCTGCTGCTGAAGGGTCTGAAGATACTGCTCGGCCGGCTGACGGGCCTGCTCGATCTGGTCCTTGATCTCGGTCCAGTGATTCTTGCTCTCGACCAGAGGTTCGTTCTGCGCATCGAAGGACTTTTTGAGCTCGTCCGAATGGGTCTTCGCCTCGTCGATCTGGACCGTCAGATCGTGCATCTGCGGTGTGGGTAGATTTGCCCACTCCTTCGCCTTCGCCGTCAGGTCGTCAAATTCCTTCTTGGCCGGGTCGACAAAGCCGGTCTTCAGCTCGGTGAGCATGTTCTGGTCGGCCTGGACGGCTGCGCTGTCACCGCTGGCTAGGTCGGACTGCAGCTTCTCCTGCCACTGCTCCTCAAGCTGCAGCATGTTCGCGTAACGATCTCTGGCCGATGCAAGGATGGACTGGTCACTCGCGGACAGTTGTGCGTTGACGCTGGCGTTCTTGCCGACCAATTGGTCGTAAGCCAGATTCGCTATCTGTAGCTTGGTGTTCTGGACATCGCTCCAGGCGCTGAGTTGGCTCTTCCAGCTTGACTCGATGGCCGTATTCGCCTCGTTCGCCTTCTTGATGCTCTGGTCGTAGGATTTTTGCTCCGCATCCCGCTTCTCGCCGAGACCGGCGATTTTGGCATCCAACTGCTTGCGGTCTTCGGCAGACATGGTCTCGGTGCTCTGCCGTTGGAGGCCGTTGATCTGTGCCTGGTAGCCCTGGATTGCCTGAAGCTGTTGTGATGCCGACTGGATGGACGAATCCCGAATGTTTTGCCAGTCTTCGACTGTGTGGTCCTTATACGTTCCACTGGCCTTTGCCATCTCGTCATAATCCTTCGAGATGGTGGCTGCCGAGGCATCGGTGGTTTTGGCCAGTGAGGTACTCGCCTTGGCCGCGGCGTCGCTATTCGAGGCGTTCTTATCGTGAGTCGCCTGCTCTTCTTTCCCCTCGTTGACAATGGAATCGACTTGTCCGGCAGCGTTGCTCTCGATCGCTTTGGCGGCTCTCCCATAAGCGTCCGCCTCGAGCTGCTTATCAGCGATTCTGGCCATTGCCTCTTCATGGACAAGTTCGGTGTGCTTCTTCTCCTCAGCGTCGGACATGACGTAGTCGCCGGTCTGTGGAGTGCCCGCACCACCTGCGGGCGGGGGCGGATTGGTGATACTTCCCGGTACAGGAATGAGATTGAGCGACTTAATTTGCGCCGCAATGTCCTTCATCCGGCTGATTGCTTCAGCCTGAACCTGGTCGAAGTACGGGTCCATGGAGCGCTTGACGGCATCGGACGGGCCCATAAGCCAGGCGGCGAAATCGCCGATGACGCCTTTTCCTGTGCCAGGCGACCAGTGCTGCGAGTTAGTCGCCTGGTCGTAATAGGGCTGCATTGAACGCTTGACACCGCCAGGATCTCCGAACAGTGAGTCGATCAGTTTGGGCAGAAGCGCTCCGCCCGACCGCTCGGTATTCATAAAGCTCTCTGCATCGGTCTTGACCTGATCCAGAGCGCCTTTTACCCATTCGGATATCTGCGAGTCGTCCTCGTGGCCGGGTAGGGCTCCGCCAGTAAGGAGAGCCGTGAGGATGTTCCCGCCTTCCGTCTTCTGGACGAAGTTGACGGTGAACGTGTAAGCCTTACCAGCAAGAGTGGCGAGATCGCCGAGCTTTGTAATGAGATCCGTGAGGGGCGGAAGCAGATCAGTCCCAATCGAAACTCCGAGGACGGCGAGTTTCTGTTTGGCAATGTCCAGCTGGCGCGATGTGTTGCCGAGCGCCTCCTGGAACGCATCCTGGACCGGCGTCGCTCCTCCGGAGAAGGCATCCTGATTCGCCTTCTCGATTGACAGGAGATCAGCAAGGCCGTCGTGCAGGATGACAGTCGCGGCACGGCCGGAGATCATCCGGTTGCCGAAGATGCGGTAGACTTCGTCGCCCTGGACGCCGGCTGCATTCAAGTCCTGGAAGATGCCGACAAGGCCTCTGCTGGCTAGACCCGCAGAGGTGAAGTCGCTCACGAGATTGACGCCCGTCGTATTGGATAGCCTGGCGAGCTCCGTCTCGGCCGCCTTGGTCGGTGCGACGATCTGCTGCATCATCCGGATGATTTCAGTGCCGGACAGGGCGTAGTTCTGCCCATTCCGCGTCAGAGTCGCATAGACGGCTGAAACATCTGCCAGACTGACGCCCAAAGCAGCGGCCTGCGCCACAGCCTGCTGGCTGCCGGCGACGAACTGGCCAAAGCTCACGTTGGCGTTCTTGCTCGCGGTCAGCAGTGTGTTCATGAAGGCGGAGGCGTCATCTCCAGATGCACCCATGACGTGCAGTGCCTGCGCCAGCTCCTGGGTCGTTTCTGCGAGGTCGGAGCCGGTGCCGACGCTCGCCTGCATTGCAACCTGGACGATTTTCTGAGAATCGGCGAGGCTGAAGCCCTCGTCCGCGGCATGGCGGAATGAGGTTGCCAGAGCCTCGAATCCGACGCCGCCCTCTTGCGACATGCTCTTAATGGAGGCGTCAACCGCGCCCATATCGGACGAAGTCAGCAGGGAATTGGCGTGGAGCTGTTGGAGAATCTGCTGGTAGTTGGCCGCTGATTCAACGGCCTTGTCAAAGCCGAGCGCGACGGCACCAAGGGCGACACCTGTGGCGCCGAACGCCAACACGCTGCCAGCATTGAGGCTGGACATATTGCCAAGAAGGCTCGCGAGCGCGGTTATTCCAGATGTCGCCGCTGCGCCATCGAAGCCGACTTTAACGAGCAGTTCAGCCGCGCTAATAGACGTGGCGCTACCGTACCCGAACTAGATGCTCGGGAAGGGGTCAGCTAACGGACCCCCGGTAGTGGACGCACTGGGAAGGCGTCCGGTAATTGCCTGCGAACAGTATAGGCTAACAGGCCCCCTGTGTAGTAAGGCAGCCACCGTAGCCAGTCTTCGGAAGCGCCTTCGGCGTCGCGTTGTTTGCTGCGCCCGGCGTGGGCGGTAGTGGAGCTCCAGTCGGCGCTCGCGTGGGCACTGGCGTTGCGGATGGCCCAGGAGTGCGTGTTGGTGTCGCAGGGGCCGCAGTGGCAGTCCTAGTCGTCGGAATGGGGGTCGTAGCGGTCGGTGTTGACCCAGCTGGCGGGATTGGCGCTGGTGGCCTGCACCATGGAAGCACGAACAGCAGGATGCTTGCGACGAGTACCGTGCGAATCATGCCTATCTCCGATGGCCTGCATGTTGGCTTACGTTCGCATGATATTCGTCAAGCCCCTTGAGGTAGACGAGTCCGCGAGTCAGCCAGTAGTCACGGTTTGGGAGCTTCAGGAGCTCCCAGACGGGGCAGTGGTAGACGTCGTTGGCGACTCTGAGCCAGGCCCAGTCTGGGGGCTGGTCTCCGATGATGCCGCCGGTTGCGAACCATTGGAGCCACCGACGGCGTTCGATTCCCCCAGGCGGTAGTCCTCGAGAATGCGCGACCAGAAGTAATAGATGACCTTGCTGCTGATCCTGGCTTCCTTCAGCCCCTCCATGGTGAGCGGCACCAGCTCAGGGCTGTCCTTCGTCTTTTGGATATCCCATTCCGTGACGGCGGTCAGGAAGAGCGAGTAGATGGGCTCGACGATGCTTTTGCTCTCCAGATATGCCCGCTGCGTCCGCTCGGCATCCTCATCGAAGTAGTTGGGCCTGTAGGTTATCTTGACTACTTCTCCAGGGAAGCCGATGGGTTGAGCATCGATCTCCAGGGTGCGCTTGAGCGCGACTATGTCAACGGCTGTTATACCCAACGATCACCTCTTTATGGACTCGTCACCGCATTCTGCAAAGTCACCTTGATCGGATATCCGGCCGTCGGGTCGGCAATCAAGACGCACTCGTATCCTATGGCACGCACGCCCTCCTCGGAAGAGAAGGCGTCCGGCTGCCGGACCTTCAGCGGCATATCGATCTGCAACTTGTACTTCGTGCCGGTCCCCAGCGTCGGTCCACTGGCAAGCAGGCGGCAGTAGAACGTCGTGCCAGCACGCATGTAGCCCAGAGGCACCTTGCCGGCGCTGTCGGCCTCCATGACCAGTTTGACGACGGTTTTCGGGACGAGCTCGACGGTAGTCGCGTAGCTCGGGTTCGAGGTGCGCATTGGCCAGATGGGACCGTAGCGGCCGGTGATGGCTATCTCCAGGGAGAAGTCGCGCTCGAGGTAGGTGGTGCCGATGGACCCGAAGGACGAGTCGATGAAGACGTCAAGCTGATTGCCGAGAATCGGCATGATAGGCAGTTGGTTCGGAGCGGCGCCCGACCCGAGAGTCGTTTGCGCTACCGTCGCGGCCGGCGCGGTGCCGCCTGTAAGCAGAGAACCATCGACGGTGATCGGGTTGATAAAGACATGCAGCAGTGCGCTCGCGAACGTCAGGATGTAGCTCGTGCCAGCGCTTCCGGTGACCAGGACGTTGCCAGTCCCAATGTTCGGGAGCGCCTGCAGGGCAGTCTGGAGAACCGACGTAGCGACGTTGTACACGGACCTGACGGTAAGGCCGTTATAGGTGATATCGAACGTGCCGCCAGCTGGAGATCCAGTGATGGTGATGGTCTGGACAGCGGTGGCGTTCGGGCCGACGGTGAGCGGCGCCTCGGTATCCATGAGGGTGCCGATCATCTTGCCCTTGAACGTCGGCGACTTCCGGTTGAACGTCCAGGTGCCGTCAATCAGAAAGGCGTTCATCATCCGCTCGGCTTCGACAGCGTCGCCGGTCTCAACGGTGAAGAACATGGGCGTATCCGGGCTGTCGAAGCTCGGCTGCATGACGTAGGACTTGCCGCCCGAGATAGTGCCTGGCGACCCATCAGTCGTCAACAGGCTCGCGAGCATGAACAGCGACTCGTTGTAGTCAACGGGGCCGGACAGGTCAATATCCGTCCATTCCTCATTGACGGCCACGAAGTTGGGGAATTTGAAGCCGGAGCCGACAAACTCCTCGGTGGACGTCATGATGTGCGGAGTCGCCTTCAACGTCTGCATGATATGCGTCGTCGCTACGGGGAGCAGGACGTTGCTCTGCACCCCGAGCTGGAGCCTTTGATCTACATCTATGCGCTCGACCATTGCCAATCCCTCCGGCGTCCCAAGTTGGGACGCCACCAACTAGGCGCCTATATTGCGCTCGCGTGTACACGAAACTCTTGAAGCACGCTGCTCCACTCATCGCCCTGGTCGACACCGCCCCTGGGACGAGTGGATTCGCGAACGCAGTCGTAAACAATGCCGCCAGACGTCTCAATGGGCAGATCGCCCCTGGCAGGAACGAGTGTCAGCACGTCATAAATCCTGCGGATGGCGATCTCGATGGTGGATATCGCCGTGCCAGCGCAGAACGCCTCGACCCGATAGACGCAGTTCACATGGGTCTTGATTGCACCGAACCCTGCCAGCGCGTCGACGCCGGACACCATGTCGTAGATGACGTATGGCAGCGCGGCTCCGAATGGTGCTCGAGAGCGATAAACGCCCGCGACGTTGCCCATCAGGCGGGTGTCGCCAAGCATCTGCGCCTGCATCCAGCGCCCGACGAGGAAGATTTCACTGGTATTGAGTGGGAGAAATGGGCTGATGCTGACCGTACCGAGCGGTGGATGCGCTGTTGCGTCAGCCATCAGCCCACCAAGTCGTAGAAGAAGCCCTTGGCGTCTGCCATGACGCTTTCGGCTGCAGGAACAAGGTATGGCTGCGCCTGCGTATGCAGCGTGCCAAACTCAACGTCGGCGCCGTAATCCTGGCAGGGGCCAATCAACGCTTCATGCGGGCCGGCTGTTGCCTCGTCAAGGAGATGGCCAGGTCGAAGATCAGATGCAGTACCGGCTGCCTCTGGGTAGGTGCTTTGCTTGGTGGTCGTGACGTAGATGCCCTCGGCGAGGGCTCCAGTCAGCTTCGGAGCGTTCGAGCTGGCCGTAGAGGCAACCTTCTTGCCGAGCGCAAACAGACGCTCATCAGCAGCCTCGCTTATTGTGGCTGCGAGGCCGTCCAGGATGCTGTGGACGAGAATGACGCTGACGTTTAAGCCTGCCAAATGCACGGGTCCGAGAGCCAGCTAAAAACGGGCTCAGTGGATGGCGCAGCTGAATACAGGCGCCGAGGAAATCTAGGCTCGGAGTGTCTTCTGCTGTTCCTCCTCGGCCGATTGCTCAGCCATGTGGCGGAGCTCTTCGAGGGTAATGACGTTCAGATGCATCGCTCCGCGGTGTGGTGAATCTATCACCAGCACGCCATTTTGAATACGTGCGAACGGTAGATCGCAACGACCGCAAATGAGGCTTCGGCGTGACGACATCCGATACTCCAGTCCGATTGATAGTAGCAGGATTTCAAGGGCAGGCTATGAGACTCCCCTGTGCCAGAGCTCCATTCAGGAAGTATGCCTGCCGGCAGACGTTCGGCTGAGGCGTCGGTGATGGTGTGGGCGTGGGCTG